GTCCGTGCCTCCTGGCCGTAAGACTTCTCCACCACGAGCTTCGCCACCTGCGAGTCGTCCTCGAACGCCACGCCGTTCAAGGCGTCGAGGGCCGCCTTCGCGCAGTTGTCCACGTCGAACCGTGGCAGCAGCGGTGCCCCCTTCCGCAGCCCCTTCTTCGTCAGGTGCGAGGCCGGGCGGGCGAAGACGAGATCGAGGATCACCGTGAGCGGCTCCGTCGTGATCGGCGTTGCCCCGGCTTCGAGGGCCGCCGCTGCGATGGCCGCCCGGTACGCATGCACCGGGTGTTTGCCCGGCACATACGCCCGCGCGAACCCGCCCCGCGTCGAGACTCTGGGCCTCGGCTGCGGCACGGGATCGCCCGGCACGGAAAAGGTCAACGGCTTCACGGTGTCCTCGCGGCCATGTACAGGCCGACGTTGGCGAACGCATACCCGAGGTAGGCCAGACCAAGCCCCGCTTTGCCATGCAGGGCCAGGTCGGCCGCCACGACGAGATAGATGCCGCCCGTCAGGGCGATGAGCCAAGGGGCCACGGTTCACCTGTAGCGGATGACGGCGTACCAGCGGCGCGTAACCGGCGAGTAGGCCACGCCTTCCTCGACGATGACCTTCTTGCCAAAGAAGCAGCAGTTGCGCCGGGCCTGCTCGGGCGTCGAGCCCATGCCGATGCCTTCGGTCTGCGAGCACTGGCTATGCACGAGCGTCCCGCGCCGGGCGATGACGGTGGCGTGCTCCTGGGCAGAGATCACGGCCGGGCCGCGCACGATGACCGTCTGGCCGTGGGCGAGCGATGCGGTGAGGGCGAACAGGACGACGAAGGCAAAACGCATGGCGTTGCTCCTGGGGTGAGTGAACCACGCCCGCAGGATGGCAACCGTGTCAAGCGTCAGGCTCGGCCCGCCGCTGGGCGAAGTGCCGCTCTCGGCACTCCCGCGCCCGCTCTGCGATCTCGTCGGGCGTCGGGTCCACGATCCGCTTGCGGTACTTGCATACCCGATCCGGTATACCGTGCTCGCGGCGAAGTTCGTGCAGCCGTTGCCGCCGGATGCCGAGGTGCGCTGCGATCACGTCAGCAGGCACCCCGGCATCCCACTGGCGGCGAAGCTCTTTGATGTCGAGCATCAGTCCTTCGCCAACGGCATGACCACGCCGGTGCAGTCGCCGCACCGGAATACAACCGCACTCTGAGCGTCCACCGCCTCGACCTCGACGGGCTCGGCCTCATCCACGCCACGCAGGAACTCGACCACGAAGCCGGGGTCGAGCGCCACGCTCGCCGTCTGGCCCGCCTCAAGCAGCCCGCACGTCACGCTCGACTGCCCCGCCTCGGCGCTCTGAGCCGTCAGGTGGATGCCGTTCTCCACGAACGCGAACGTCACGCCCTTCGACTGCTCACTCGTCACGATGGCCGCCTGCCGCGTCGCCGCCAGGAGCTCGGCCCCGTTCACGAGCGTGGCCTTCGCATCCCGCTCGGGGATCACGTCACGCCACCGGGGGAAGCGTCCCTCGACGAGCCGGGCCGTGACCACCGTGCCGTCGATGGTCGCCACCACCTCGCGGTCGGTGGCCTCCAACTGCACCGCCCCCTCGCTGTGCGAGGCGATGCTGCTGATGGTCAGGATCGCACGCGCCGGGATCAGCGTCGTGGAGTCGTCCACCGCCTGGTCCACTTCGATCCCGTAGGACGAGAGCCGCCGCCCGTCCGTGCCCACCAGCGTCACCGTGCCATCCTTCACCTCGACGAGCACCGCCCCAAGGGCGAACCGGCTCGAATCGGTGTCCGTCGCGTAGGCCACCGCCTTCACGGCCCGCACGAACTGGTCGGCCGGGATGCGGCAGATCGGCTTCACGGTGGGAGTTTCCCACTGTGGGAACTCGGCCGCGTCTTCGGTCGGCAACGTCCAAGTGCCGCCGCCCACGCTCACGGTGCAGGAGTTGCCGCTGGGGGCCAGCGTCACTTCGTCGCCCGATGCCGCCCCAAGGATCGCCTGCAAGCGGGCGAACGGGAGCAGCAGCGGGGCGTCGGTGTACGGCACCTCGGCCGACACCTGGAGTTCAAGATCGCTCGCCGTGATCCCGCCGTTTGCCAGCAAAACGTTCGACAGGATCGGCTTCGGGCTTCGGCTTGGAACAGCGGCCCGCACCGCAGCCAGGGCGGCACGGAGCGTTGCTATGGGGAGGGAGATGCCACTGGCGCGAGCCTTCCGTGGCTTCGTTGCTGTTGCGGTCATGGGAATCCTTTCGTGAGAGTGACAGACCAACCATCACGCCGAGAACGAACGTCGCGGCGTTGAGCGAAAAACCGGCGCATATCAGGGCGAGTTGCGAGAGCGTCATGCGGCACCGCCCTTCTGGGCCATCATCGACTTGATGTAGACCGCCATCTGGTGGGCTTCGGATTCGGTCTTCTCCAAGGTGGCGGCGTTCTTCACGAGCCGCGCGTGCAGTTCGCGGATCGTGTCGGCCGCCCACTCCAAGCGCAGCCGGGAGTCGTCGTCGATTGCGTCGAGCCATGCCGCCTGGGCACACAGGTCCGCCACGATCAGCGGCGCGGGGGCGGGGTAGGGGTTGCCGTCAGCCATTGGCCACCTCCACCGGGCGAAGGGTGCGGGCCTGGCCGGGCTGCCACTGCACCCAGCCCTTGCGGCGCAGAGACCAGACGTGATTCACGACGGCGTTCTTGTGAATGCCGAAGTGCGTGGCGATGTCGTCAATTGCCACGCAGTAGCCGTTGCGGTCGCGGAAGTCGGTGATGTACTCGAAGACTTCACGCTGGCGGTCGGTCAGCTGGGGGCGTTCGGTGGCGGTGGCGGTTGCTGTTTCGGTCATTTGATGGCTCCAAAAGAAATGGGTGAGATGTCTCCGTCTGCGGTCACTCGCCCGAAGAGGGCTTCTTGTCCGAGCAGCCGCTTCTTCGCGTACATCAAGACCCGTAGGGCCGTGGCAGCGTGCATGCGGGGCAGCTTGTCGAGCACCATGTTTTCGATGGACTCGTATTGGTCGGGCGATGCGGCGTCGATCACGGCGATGAAGTCGCTGGCCAGCCTCTTGTCCTCGTCGGCCGAGATGTTTAGGTCGAGCTTCTTGTGCTTCTCGCCGGTCTGCCGGAGCGCCCGACGCTTAAGCGAGAACAACTCGCGGTAGCCGTCGAGCATCCACTTCAGTTGCGGGTAAAGCGTGTCGTGCCCGCGCTTCACGTTGCGGATCGCGTCGTAGAGCACGTCCTGGTCGAGGCTGCTGAGGTCTTCGCGCCAGAGACGCTTCTCCTCCTCCGTGAACTGCACCATCGGCCAGAGCTGGTTGATGGCGGTCTTGTTGTCTTCCCAGGTTCTCACAGGTTCCCTCCTACTGGTTGACGTGTCCTGACTCGATCTTTCTTCGCGTTGTCAAACTCACCGGCCAGGATGCGATCGACGTACTCAAAGAACCGAGTGACGGCGAGCGGCTGGTCGAAGAACTCGCAGCGGGGCAGGCGATCCATCGCGTGATGGGCCTTCTCCAGCCACGACGGGTAACTGGCGTTCTGAACCCAGCCATCCGGTGCCATGAAGCCTGGCCAGCGGGCGGCCCTCTCGGTGGCGTTCCACTTGGCGAGGAAGCGTTGCCACTCGTCTTCTGCCCAGCCGTCCTCGCGAGAGCCGCCTGGGCCTGTGTGTGTGTGTGTTTCTTTTAAGAACGAATCCGAAACAGAATCCGAAACCGAAACCGAAACCCCCCTGTTTTGCTTGTCGGTTTGCTTGGGCTTTGCTTGAGTTTTGCTACCCCCTTTGCTTCCGTTTTGCTTGCGGGTTTCGCTCAGTTCGGCCAGCCGGGAAATGCGGCGACTGAACAAAACACCGCGAGAATCGCGGGAAAGAACGCCACTTTTCTCCAATTCGGCCAGCGCGGCGAGTTTTTCCTCGCGCCCGCCGCCAGAAACGGCATCCACGATCTGCTCGTCGGTTCGGGCCGAGCCGTCAGGGTTGCTTGCGTATCCCTGCTCGTTTGCTTCAAACAAGATGCAAAGCAAATCGACAAGCAAACCTCTAGCAAAAAGCGAGCAAAACCTGAGCTCTGGATCTTTCATCCAGTCGCCAGTGAAGAACCAGAAGCCGGGTGACTTAGCCATAGTGGATTCCTTTCCATTCCGCCCCGCCGCGCCGAAGCGGCCCCTCAACCGTCTCGCAATGCGAGCTTGCTCGCGATGCTCCATAACGTGTTTATGTATCCGCGACTGACAAGCCAACTGAACCGTTCGTCGCAATCGGAAAAAAACTCGGCCCCGTGCGACGGCTTGCCAAGAGCGCGCTTCATGGCTGCCTCATGCCTTTTGCAGTCATCACTAAAAGCCAGCCCTAGCGGGGTCAGCGATTGGTGATCCATGCGGCAAAAGGGGCAGCCTTTCGTGATGCCAATCTTCAACTCGGACCCAAGCCTCCCGGCGTAAAACCAGCCCTCGCTGTCAACCATGCTGCGTGTTACAGCCTGCGCCCAAAGCACCAAGTTCGGTGGCGCGTTTGAATGGTCGTGCATGCGCTGCCTCATGCCGCGCCTCCTTGCTGAATCACTTCCAACCCCTTATCCGTCACGCGGCAAATCCGCTGCATCTCGCCAGCCTGGCTGCGGCGCTGCTCGCCCGTGTCTGCGATGTAGCCGTGTTCGAGGAGCTCGCCGCACCGCTTCCAGTAGCAGCACGACTTCTTCCCGCTTAGGCCCGAGAGATCGCCTGCCTGCTCGTTGGTGAGCGGGCCGTGCTCGACGTATTGCCGCAGCAGTTCCCACCGCTGGGAGCCAGCCCGCACGCGCAGTTCTTTCGAGACGGCGCAGCGGATGGGCAGTTCGATCTTCGGCTCAGGCCGCGCCGCGAACAGCGGCAAGTCGCAGTTGTCGTCGATGAATACGCCCATCCGTTGGCCCTCCGTTTCCTTGATTTGGCGGCGTAAGGTGCCGCGTCCCGCGAAGTCACTCAGCCTTGGGAGGTTTGCGAGCCTTCCCTGCGGTGGATTCAGGCGTCTCCCGCTTTGCCACCGCTGCCCTCTTGCGGGCTTCCCCCTGCGGCTGGGGCTGTTTCTTCTTTCGCATCTGCGTCCAGCTGTCGTGCCACGGCATCGGTGTCTTCCTTCCAAGTTGCTGCGTCTTCGACCGTGTTCCTCGCTGCGAGCCATGCGCTCATCAGCTTGTTGGTCCATCTGCCGTCCCACTCCTCGCCATCCAAAGCGTCGATCAGCAGCACCAAGCGGGCGTGTATCCACTTCGCCTTCCTGGCGATCTGCGCGTCGGTCAGCATGGGTAGCGGGTCCGGCCCCCGACGGCCCGTAGGCTTCGGGGCGGCGCGTCGCCGCCGCTCGAAGACCTCGGGCTGCCGGGCCTCGAACTCGTTCCACTCGCGCGTTGTCGGCGGGTGGCCCTCGTTGATGCGACGGTCGCTCATCGCGCGTGTGCCTCCGCGTCGATCTCCTCCGCGTCGAAGTGCTCCACGCCGTTGTCTTCGGCATCGACGTGCGTGATGCGGGCCACCTGCTGGCGGGCCTGCTGCACGTTCACGGCCACGTTCACGCTCGGCCGCATCCGGTCGGCCTCGTCGGGATCGACGATGCCGCTGAAGCCGAAGGCCGCCCGGTACGCCTGGATGCGTGCTTTATGGCGAAGCATCCTGGCTGGCCACCGTCGCCATGGGTCCGTGTTCTGGACGCACTCGGCCATGTACTCCGTCACCTCTTCGGGGTGGGCACGGTCCTTGCGGTGGACGCGAGCCGTCACCGCCACCAACTTCCCCTGGTCGTCGATCCGGTCGATGAACTCGATGCCGTCGTACTGCGGGTGGCTGTTGGCGAGCTTGATCCAGCCATCCACGCTGACGATGGGCTGAATGCCGCCGCCCTTCTTGGGGAAGGCGTAGAGCTCGCGGAGCACCGGGTTCAAGCAGTACTCGTTGGCCACCAGCAAGAACGCGGCGAACTCTTCCTTGGTCGCGTTGTCGCAGCCGCACGTCTTGCGAACGGTCTGCTCGAACGCCTGGGCCTCCATCCCGAATCTGCTGGCCAGAGTCAGCAGGATGCTCTTGCGGTCCTGCGTGTTTGCAATCTGCGTCGTCATTTGTGACGGTCCCTTTCTTTCCTTGGTGAAATCCCGCGTCCGCGTCCTGCCTCAGCGGGGCGATCCCTTCCGTGGCTTACCCGGTTCCACCGGGCTCCTTGTTTCAGTGCGTGATGTCGTGAACGCTGACGGCCAGCCATGCGCCGCCCACGTCCACCGTGAGCCGGTCTCCCTCGACCCACTCGACACGGCCCTGCCACCGGCGGCCTGCCGTGCAGCCGCTCACGAAGTCGCCCTCGGCGGGCAGGCTCACCGGGCTCGGGGTGTGGTCAGCCATCCCCGCCACAGCGGCGAGGTACTCGTTCTGATGGGGGTCTGTGGTGAACATTTGAATAGTGGCTCCGTTTGGGGGTGGGGCGTGAATGTATCGACGAGTGAACAACTGTCAACCGGCCGCCTGAAAAATCTTTTGCTTCCGGTAGCGGTAGTTCAATCAACCAAGAAAAACACTGGCGAACGTCGCCAGGAGTTCGATGCTGTCGTGGACCGCACGGGCCAGCTTGGAGTCACATCCAAGTTCTTGACCAAGGCGAACCAGCACGAGGCAGCGAATCATTTCATCCCAATCGATCTTCATGGCAGCACTCCTTTGCGTGCGTGGGGGTACTGTACGGTATCGGTAGTTCCCTGTCCAGCCCAACACAAAAAGATTTTTTGGGGCCGAGAAATCCCGAGATTCAGGACTTCTTTCGCGGGCTGGCCTTCTTGGTGGCCCGCTTCCCGATCGACCGGGCGGTGAGGTTGGCCTTCGCTTCCTTGGCCGCAGCCAGGGGGATCAGCCAGACCCGCTCGCCGAATCGCTTGCCTTCGAGGCGGCCGGATCGCAGGAGCATCCGCACCCAGCCGTCCGTGCAGCCCATGAATTCCACGGCCTCCGCGACCGTGAGGTATTCGCCGCCATCGACTTTGTGGGCCATTCCAACCATGCCTCCGATACTACCGCTAGCGGTGGCGGTGTCAAATCGCCCGCCCGGCAGTTGCCGCCGGGGGCTCCGCCCCCGTAGGCTTCCCTGCGTCACGGATTCAAGTGGAGGATAGGGGAACGAAACTAATGTACACTAGTGGTCGTTACCCGCAGGAGGAGCCAGCGATGTTACTTCGAGATGTTCTTCAAAACGAGTACGCCCCTTTGCGGACGCTAAAGCCGCAGGCGATGAGGCAGTATCAACTGACCCTGACCAGATGGTGCGAGACGCTGGGGCGCGAGCCGACGATGGATGACCTTCAGCCGCTCGTCGTCCAGGCGTTCCTCTCGGCCCGCCGCACCAAGGTGTCCGCCGCCTCGGTTCGGAAGGATCGGACGCACGTCTGCTGCCTGTGGTCCTACTGTGCCAAGGTTCGCCGCACCCGCTCTGACGGCCAACTGCTGGAGTTTCCCACCGTCGCCCCGGTGCGAGCCCCTACGAGGCTTCCACGGGCCTACCGGGTGGCCGATGTCTCGGCCTTGGTGCGCACGGCCCTCGGCTACCCATCGCCCGTCTGCGGGCTTCCTGGGGGCTTGTACTACGCCAGCATGATCCGCATGTGCTGGGAGACGGCCAGCCGCATCGGAGCCGTGAGGCAGCTGCGGTGGGGCGAAGTGGACCTCGAAGGGCGGGCGGTCATCTTCCTGGCCGAAACCACCAAGACCGGCGACCGGGATCTGCGGCGGGCGATCTCGCCCGAGTTGGCCGGGTGGCTGAGGCAGATCGAGCGGAAGCCGAACGACCTCGTGTTTCCCTGGGACCGCGACCCGACGAGCCTGTGGTACGAGTTCAAGAAGATCTGCCGGGTGGCGGGGGTGCAGCCGAGGGGCTTCCACGCGCTCCGCAAGAGTAACGCCAGTTATGTGACGGCCGCCGCCGGGGTCGGGGAAGCCGCCAGCGTCTGCGGTCACAAAGACAGCAAGGTGACCATCGACCACTACATCGACGAGACGATTGCGAAGCCGAAGCATACGGCCCTCGACTTCCTGCCGCCGCTCGACCTGAGCGAATGAACCGGGCAAGCGGGGAGATGTTGAGGAAAGGAAGGAAAACTCAACACCTACAACCCGCCGCCCGGCTCATTGTTCCGCTGGCCTCGGCAAGTTCTCGCGTGCCGCCAGCATCGCCAGCAGCCGCTCGCGCTCTTCGAGCAGGCGGCCGATCATCCTGGCCGCCGTGCCGTTGGTCGCCGTCCAACTGTTTGACGGCCCGTGGCGGCCCACCCACAGCCACGCCTCCTGGGCCTCGTCCTCGCTGTAGTGCACGCGGGGATTCACTCGACGCTCTCCCGGTAGAGCACCAGGGCGATGATTGAATACGCCGCGAGGTCGAGCAGCGTGTCCTCCACGCCGTCGAATTCCACCTCGCCCCGGCGAAAGAACGACCGCAGCCGGTGCATCTTGTCGCTCATGCGGAGCACGCAGCCCGCGTATGCGGGCACGTTGATAACGTCGGCCGAGTTGCGAATGTTGCTCAGGGCATCGTCGTCCTGCCCGTAGTCTTTTGTCTTCCTCAAGTGGAGCGTGCGGATCTCGTCGAGGATATCCAAGAACTCGCGCGAGCCGGGCCGCAGTCCCTCTCGCATCACGCCATCACCATTGAGTCGGTCGGCCACGGTAATCATCCCTTTCTGTTCCCTTCGCTGACGTGCATGGATCGCAGCCCGCCATCGGGGCTGTAGAGGAATGTTTCGCATGCCTGTCTAGCCCCGAGGAATCCGTTGGCTGAGTGCCAATCATCTGGCGGGCAAATCGTCGGGGCCGTCCGCACGATCACGCCGTCGAGCGTGTCCAGCGGCTTGTTGTGCTCGGCCGCCTGGTGGTGGAGATGCCCCGTGTGCCATTCGCGGTACGTGCTGCGGCTCCACGCCTCGCGTTGCTCCAGGGCCATGATCTGCGGGAGTTTCCGCTTCGCCTTGTGCCCGTGCGTGAACCCGAGCAGGTTGCGCCCGTGCGTGAGGTATTGCCGCGAGAGGAAGTCGGGCTTGATCGTCACGGCCTTCGAGCCACGGAACCGCTCCACGAGGATCCGCTGAAAGGCCCACGTCAGCACCTCGTCGTGGTTGCCGTTCACGATCACCACGTCGGTGGGGGCCGAGGCCGCCGACCGCTCGACGATGCCGAGCAGCGAGTCGCAACCCACCTGAATCATCTTCTGCAATCGGCCGTCACGCTCGAGCGGCGTGCCGCCGGTTGTCGTGCCGCTCGGGGTGTCGTAGTGGAAGAGGTCGCCCAGGAACGCGATCGTGCGGCGCGTGGGCTTGTGGGCATCTCCCACTGTCACCAGTTCGGCCCCGGCTTTGCCCACGAGCTGCTCGGCTAGGTCGAGGTCGTAGTCGCTGCCGCCCGTCGTCTTACTCCACGAGTATGCCCCGAAGTGCGTGTCGCTGATGACGAGCACCTGCCATAGACCGTCTGCCTTGGGTGCCTTGACAGTTTTGGTCAAGGGCTTGCGGAGCGTCTTCTTCGCGGCGTCGATCATCGCCTCGACCACTTCGATGGTGGTCGGCCCGCCCTTGGGCTTGAGTCGCACGAAGACCCGGTGCAGTTCGATGGTGCCGCCGTCGCCGTCGCCGCACTCCCACTTCGTCGCCTCGCTGGCTGCGACCTCGAAGCGGGCCATGTCGGCTTCGATGTGGCGAAGCAGATCCTCCACCGTCTTGATGCGGCGGCTCGTCGAGCGGGCCTCCAGCGAATCGCCGTCCTGCCGCTGCGTCACCTGCTCGGCATCGGCGGCAGGCTTCGCGGGCGGGAGCTTCGACGCCACGGAAGCCGCTAGCGTTTTCCGTTTAGCCACTGGATCACTCCCTGCAAGCCGCTTGTTTTCCAGCCGCGCTCGCGTGCGGCTTCGATGATCGCACGGGCGAATGCTGTCTTCTGGTGCGTCGCGTGATCGAACGAAGCCCGCACCGCCTCCAGTTCCGCCTGGGCCTCGGCTGGCAGCCGCTCAAACCACGTCCCGAATCCAGGGCTGCGGTTCCGCGTCCGAGCCAGCACGTCATCGAGCAGGCTTTTCTTTGCCTTTGCCACGGGGCTTTCCTTTCGGCTTGGGCTTCGCAGAACGCCGCAGGACCATGTTGCCGTCGTCGTCCAAGGTGAACGGCGGCGAGGCGTCGTCGTCCTCGTAGTCGAGCTCGGCGAGGTTAGGCTTCGCTGCCTTGGGCGTTGGCTGCTTGCGTGGCACGGGCCGCCTCCTTCCGTGCGTTGGAAATCGCACGGCGAACCAGCACCCTACCGGCCATGTCAACGAACGGCAGGCCTCGCTTCGTCGCCTCCTCGCGGAGCCAGCCCACGATCTCGTCGAGGTGGGCCTCGCACCACCCGGGCTCGCGGGCTTCTTCCTCATCCATCTTGCGGGCGCGGGCGTTGCAGGAACAGTTGGGCGTGGCCGTGATGCCTATGCGCTTCAAGAGTTTCTTGAGTTCGGTGCCGGGGCCGTGACTCGGGGCGGGGGGTTGTGAGGCTGCGGGCTGCGGCAACTCGAAACCCGGCTTCGGCGTACGCGGATATGCCGAGTGGTCGGTGTCCACAGTGATCTTGTCTCCGTCCTGGGAGACGATGCAGGGCCGCACTTCGTCCAACGTGTAGCCACGTTCGCGGCAGCGGGCGGCGAGATGAGACAGGCGGCAGGCGATCATGGCAGCGGGTTTTTGCAAGGGGGGAATGTGTTGTAGTCCCACGCATGCCAGGAAAGCGTTGAGTTCCACGGTGTTTGCCCGATGTTTGGGTCACCGGGAAATTGGCCGTCACTCTCGACGCCTTCTTCTGGGTCAATGCAACAACCAGAGACCGTCAGCGCCAAGCTGACTGATTCGTTTCCGTTTCCGTCATTTTCTGAACCGTCCTGGCGCTTGATCGTAACGCACTCGTAACCGTGCGAAGTAAAGTACCCGGCGATATCTCCGGCCCACCCCACCAACGCCGGAATTACAGTGTCCGGCTGGTCTCCCGCCAAGGCGGGTGCAAAAATATGAAACCAAGGCGCCCCGGTCGTGCAACCTGGGCAGCATTGTTCGATAACGCAACCGCACTGATCTGGGCATAGAACTGCATCTTGCGGCCCGATGTCGTTCCACGGGCCTGGAACTTGGCACGGGGCAGAGCAGGCTCCGTCAACGCACTCCCCGTCCACGCACGACTGCCCTTCTGGGCAGCATACGTTTCCGCAAAGAACCTGCCCGGCCGGACATTCGCATACGCCCGCCGCGCACGTCGTGCCGCACCCCTTGAACACGCCTCCGAGCTGCTGGCAAACGATGTCAGCCGTGATCGAACACGACGTGCCCTGGCAGCACGCGCCGTTGCAGCAAGTGTCTGGCTGGCAAGTGGGCGTGGAGCAGTTCGGCGTGCCGCCATCATTTATGCACCGTCTTTTTTTCGTGTCGTTCGTGCAAACGTAAATCTGCGAACCTTCCGGCACGGCGCAACACGGGCAGCAGCAGCAGTCCCTAGCGCCTAAGTCGCCATCCCTAATGAGGCCAAACGACGGTTCATCCGGCGCGCCAGGCACGTAGGGTGGAGTCTCCCTAGGTGCAAACAGGAATGTTTTTGTGACAGAGTTGTAAAAAAATGCCATCAACTCACCGAGCAGTTTGCGACCGGAATCGTCACGTCGATGTATCCCGATCCGACGTCAATCGGGTTAGTGTTGCCCTGCAATCCGAATGCTGGTGCCCAAATCTTGCACGTCTTGCACTTAAGGATCGGGCCGCTGCCATTGTCCTCAAACCGGATGCTCGTGATGACCGTCATCGGCTTCACTTCGACCCATTTCATGCACGAGTCGCCGCCGCTGCGAGAGATCAGCAGGCGAAACACTTGCGAGTTTTCGCTGAGTTCTTCGCTCGCGTTTGCTATGGAGTCTTTGTCTTTGCCTGTGGCGCAGGCGTGGCCTTCGTTCACCAACTGCCACGCATCGCCGATTTTCGCCGCAATGCAGTCTCGCGACCCAGATGCGTTAGGAATGGCATACAGCGAGTTGCTAACGCTGGCAGTGCTGCCGTCTGCAAACTGAACCGCCTTCGCTGCCCCTTTGCCCCACGCGCCGGTGAAACTGCCCTTACGCACTTCGCCGCCGTCGTCGAGCGTGTTGACGAAGTACCACGCCGTCCCTTCCTTGGCGATGGCGCACACCTGCGGCTGCGTCGTGTCGAGCGGGGCCACGTCGTAGAGCTGGTTGAATGCCGCCACCGTGTTCGGCGTCGTCGTCTGGTTCTGAAACGTCAGCACTTGCTGGGTGCCGGTGGCCCACGCGGCCGTGAACGTCGCCATGCGAAACGGCTTTGGAGCGCTAGCCTGCTGGATCGCATCGAACGACAAGGCCCGCCCGCGCGTCGGCGTCAGTTCCACCTGACGCACAACGTTCGCAATCCGCTCGGCGGATTCGCGCGTAAACTGTACGGCGTCGCGGTCGCTCGGCGTCATGTGGGCGGCGTCCCGAAGACCGTTGCGAAACTAGCCTCGGGATTCACGCGGCGATTCAGAACCGTCGCATTCCCGGTCATGTTCAGGCCACCGCTGCCGTTGAGCCCCACGGGATTCGGCGACGGCACCCACTCGGAGTTTTGGAAGTCGAACACCATCGCCCTCCGCTTCTGCCCGCCGTCGATGAAGTTGAATCCCACGTCGGGCAGCAGAAGGTTGTGGCCGCTCTGGCGGTAGGCCAGCGTGGCCGTCGCCTTCCAATACTTCACGACACTGCCGCCAAACTCTTCATACTCGTAGGTCGTGTCGATGCCAGCCACGCGGATCGTGTGGGCGGCGCAGCCGAAGTAGGTGGCGTCGTTCACGCTGTTGTTCGCGGCGTACCACGAGGACGGGAACGTAGAGAAGTTCTTCGTGACCTTCATCAGCACCACGCTTTCCGTGGTCATCAAGCCGGGATAGAAGTCGAAGGCCGAGTTGGTCAGCGGGTAGGTCGTGCCGTTGCCGGTGCCGTCGAAATACCGCAACGCCGGGAACTCGCCGCTACTTCCCTCAAAACTCCACACGGTGGGGCGCGAGGTCGGCGTCAGGAAATCCTCGTCGCGCACGATGCCGTATTCCAGCACCACCTCGACGTGATACGGCGAGCCCTCAAATCCTTCGTTGATCCAAAACTTCCGCAGCTTCCACGCCGCAAGCCGTGGGTGCGGCTCACCGAAAATCGCAGAGGACGCGATCACCCCCGTGGTCGTGTTGAAGACGGCGGCCAGGATTTCCAATTCCGTCGCCGGGTCGTTTTGAAGCGTGCCGTCGGCGAGAACGCAGACGAATCGACGCTTGACGATGGCGGGCCTGCCGACCTCACGCTCGAACGTCTGCGCCAGTTCTTTGGTCGATACAACGCTCATGCGTCACCCCATTCTCGCCGCGCCGACAATCGCCACCGGCTGGTTGAAGTAGTTCGATGCGGCACCCGTGATGCCCGATGCGATGGCGTTGAGCAGCCGCGTCTGGAGGCGGGCCTCGATGAGCGCGGGGTCTTGGGCCTGTGCGGCCACGTCCTGCACCAACGCCTGCCCCTCGGCGGTGCGAATGTCAGCGACGTTTACGCTGGCGTTCGTCGGCCGCGTCAGCGCCTCCATCCGGCGGGCCTGCTCCTCCGCGACGCGGGCACTCTGGGCCAGGGCGGCGTTCGCCCCGGCGTAGGCGTTTTGGAAGCCTTGCAGGAAGGCGTCGTTCTGGCGGGCGACGAGCGATTGAAACTGCTGGGCGGCGCTGCTGCCCTGCTGCAACTGCTGGGCCTGCTGGCGGTTGGCCTGCACGCGGCCGTCCACGATGCCCTGCTCAATGCGCTGCGCTTTTTCAAGCTCACGGATCCGCTTGGCTCCTTCGCGGGCCTCACCAAAACGGCGCTGGGCCCTGTCGGCTTCGTTCTTGCGCCTCTCTTCTTCTAGCTTCGCCTCTATGGCCTGGACGTTTATGGCCGCTTCCTTCTTTCGCTCCTCCAGTTGCTTGGCGGCTTCAAGTTCGGCTTTCTGCCGCTCGTCCAACTTGCTGGTCAGAAAATCCTCAACGCGCTGAGCTCCGGCCAGTCGCTCATTGAAAATCTCTCTTTGCTTAGCGACTTCCTGCTGATACTGCTCAGCGGTCAAAGTTCCGGCGCGGGCCTGTTGCTGGGCGCGCTCTATGGCATCGCCAATCCCCGTGGCGGCGAACACGGCAGTGGCGCGCCCAAACTCTTGGCGGGCTTGCTCGACCGCCTCCCTTGTTTTGCGGTCAGTTTCCTCAAACGTCTTATCAAAGCTTTCGCTGAAACCTTTTGCGGCAGCGAGCTCTTGCTCCTTAAGTTTCGCTTCGATCTGATCCAGCTGCGCGAGGCGGGCCGCAGCGGCATCGGCTGCGATAACGGCCCCGTCCTTGCGGGCGGCGTTGATCTCATCAACCAACTGCTTCTGCTGCCGCAGCACGAACTCCAGATCCGTTTCGCGCTGCCCCGCCTCTCCCTGAGCCGCCACGATCTGGTCGAGCCGCTGCTTGTCGGCGGCAGCGATACCCCGCTGCAATTCCTCAATCTTCGTGAACGCCTCGACCTGCTTCTGGTATTCAGCGTTAGCGGCGGCGGCGTTCTGGCGAAGCGTGGCTTCATTGATGATCCGCTTGCCGAACTGCTGCTCAAGTTGCTCAATGGCCTTCTGATACTTGAGGGCTGCGTCGAAGCCAGCCTGGCCGAAGCGGGCCGAGTCTTCGATGGCGACGTTCAACTGCGCCCGCACCGTCTCGACGGCCTTGGCGGCGGCGGCGTTTTCCTGCTCGGTGGCGCGGCGGGAATCCTCGGCGGACTGGCGGCGAACGTCGGCCTCCTCCTTGATCGCCTCAATCCGCTTGCTGAAATCCGCGAAGGCGTTCTTCTGGGCGGCTGCCAACTGCTCCTGTGAGAGGCCAGCGTCCTCCGCTGCGGCGGCCACATCCTCAAGCGACTTCACCAAGGCTTCCACGGCCTTCGAGCCTTCGCTCCCAAACGCCGCAGCCTGCTCTTGGGCCTTGCCGATCTCGCCAGACAGGTTGATTGCGCCGTCGATGGACTGGTTGAGCGACGCCACAAAATCGGCAAAGGCTTGGTTTGATGCCAGCCGCTGCGATTCTTGGATGGCTTCATTCCGCCGCTTGAGCAGTTCAGCGTCAGCCTGAAGGCGGGCCTGCGTCTTTTGGAACCCGAGGAAGGTCCGGTCGCTCGCCGTGTCGTCCAGGGCGCGAATCAGCCGGTTGATGCCGCCAAGCGATTCGGCGGTCGAGTTGGCAATGGCCGTGCCGATCCCGGCGAAGTTGGCGGTGATCTGGCGGTAGAGTCCCTGCGACGCCACGCCCACGCGATCCATCGCCCCGCCGAAGGCGTCGATGTCGGCACGCTGTTGATCGGTGAGCGCCCCGCCGAGCCGCTCCAGGTCGGCCGCAGCCGCCCCGAGTTGCCCGATCACCGGCAGCAGTTCGGCCCCGCTCTTCCCGAAGAGCGCCATGGCCGTGGCTGTCCGCTGGGCCGGGTCTGGCAGCTGGGCCAACGCCTGCGCCGCTTGCTGAAAAAGCGTCTCGGGGTTGCCGTCACGAACGGCGTCGGTGCTGATCCGCAGATTCTTGAACGCCTCCACGGCCGACTTCGTGCCGTCGCGGGCTTCGTTCACTGCCCGCAGGAACCGGGTGAACCCGCCGCCCAACTGCTCGACGCTGGTGCCTGTTTGCAGGGCCGCCGCCTCGAGCACTTGGATGAACGAGAACGACACGCCGACGCGATCCGCCAACTGACCGAGCCGCTCCACCTCGCCTTCGAGCTGAATCAGATTGCGGCCAGCCGCCACGGCCCCGGCACCCAGCGCCGCAAACGCAGCAGCCCCTGCGGTGAATGGATTGATAAGACCGGCCACGCTCGCGCCGATGTTGGCGATGCCGGTCTGGAGGCCACCGGCAAACACACGGCCGAGCCCTTCACCTGCCGACGCAAGGCCAGAAAGGCGACCGGCCACGTTGCCAATCGGGCCGGGCAGGGCCGCAAGGATGCCACTGAGTTCGTTGAACTTGAGTACGCCCGCGTCGCCTGCCTGCTGCACCGCTTGGCCAGACTTGTTGGCGGCAATGGTGGCCTTCGCAAACAGGTCGGCCTGCCTGTTTAGTTCGCGGTTAAACTCTTGCTTCGTTAGCAGCCCGGCCTGCTCCAGTGCGGCAGCAGCACGCACCTCCTTGTCGAATCGCTCCTGTGCGTTCAGGTTCCGCTGGCGAATGGATTCGGCCTGCGACTCCAAGGCAGCACGCTCGCGGACGGCCTGCGCTGCGGCCTGCTCTTCAAGCCTGCGGGCCTCGGCGAACGCCTCGGCCTGCTGCTTCTCAGCAGCGGAGACGGCATCGGACCGAGCCTTGGCCGATGCGGCGGCTTGCTTGTCAAGGCCGAGCCGCTCAATGGCAAATGCGTTCAGTGCTTGCTGGTCAATGGCACCGCGTTGCTGTAGATCCACTGCCCTTGCGATTTCGTCGGCAGTAACCCTTGCCTGGTCTCCGTACTGCTTCTGGATGCGAACGCCTTCCGCAAACGCTTCCGACGCTGCCTTCGCTTCCTGCGTCAGTTGGGCAAACGCAGCGGCATATTCCTGCGGGCCAATCGCCTTGGCCTGCAACTGATCGGCGAGCCTGGCAAACCGCTCCGCAAACCGCTCCTGCTCGGCTGCCGCAGCGGCCGACCGCTCCGTGAATGGGGCGAAAACGGCCGTGGACTTCTCGACCTGCGAGCTGAGACTCTGAAGCGCACGCTCGGCCTGCGTGAGCGACTTTGGGACGCTAGAGGCGTCCGCTGTCACCTTCATCGCTAGGCCGAGGATTGTTGCCATGATTGTTACCCGAGTGCTCCGAGGAGCTTCTGCAATTCCTGCTTCATCTGGTCCGGGTGTTGCGGCGGCTTCTCAATCGGATTGAAGTCACTGGCCTGCGGAGCCTTGCCCTTCTGTGCGTATGGGGCCAAGACCGCCGAGGCGATGAGGCCCGTTTCCGCCCACGAGTCGGGGATGGCTTCGTAGTAGCGCGTGTATGCGATCCACTCCGTGAGTTCTCGGCTGTCCATCCGCATGGACAACTCGCCGACCGTCATGCCCAAGTGCCCCGCCAGCCGAAACAGAAACCGTCTCAGCGGGCGGATGTTCAGTTTTTTGCCAACTCCTCCACGTCCGCTTCGCTCATGGCGTTGTGCTTCGTGGCCTTCTCGAACAGCCGCGACATGACGGCCGAGCTTTTCTGGCCGAGTTTTTCGATCTGCTCCCGCGTGAAAAGCAGGCTGCCCTTCTCGTCGCAGAGCACCCGCTGGAGATACTCCGTGCGGAAGTTGTCGATGCCGGTATCGCGCTTGCCAATCCACATCCGCTCGTAGGCGTCACGCTCGGCCACGCTCATCACGCGGATGAACACGCTGCCGCCCCACTCCTTGACCTTCACTTCAAGAAGGGCGGCGTCGTCTGCGGCGAGAATCTGGTCTGCGGTCAGTGCCATTTCATTCCTCATTCAGGCGTGATTTTGAACGTCACCGCATACCGTGCGATGTCGTTGACTTTGCCCGAGAGTTGCACCCGCTCGCAGATCGCCTTGGTGGAAAACGTCAGCCCACCACCAGAGATGGCGAGCGTGGCTTTCCTGCCGTATTGGGCCAGCGAGACGTTGGCAGTGCTCAGGCACGAAATATCTATAGTGCCTGCGTCAAATGCCCAGGTGCTCGCACGCGCGAGCGGCATGCTGCCGCCCGCGTTGACCTTGATCTCCACGACCTCGCCGAAGTTCGTGGAGTTCCACGACGCTGTGACGCCCGCGCACTCTGTAGCCATGACGGGCCTCCGTCAGGGCTTAGCGGGCAACCTTAAAGGTGGCCGTGCCCTTGATCGTGTCGTTCACCGCGAACGTGACGCTCGACGAGGCAACCGTGGCATTCGCCGACAGGAACGAAACACCGGAGTGCGTGATCACCAGGGCGGCGCTGGAGGCGTCCGCGATGATGCTCTTGCCGAGGTACTCAATGGTGACCTCGCGGCCGGTGTCCGAAACCGAGCCGGTCAGCGGCCGGTCGATGGTGCGGACGCTGTTGCCCGTCGTGATGCCGAGGTGCGAAACGTCGATCTTGTCTTCGGTCGCCGGATCGGTGAGGGCATACACGATGTTCGTGACTGTGAAGGCCGTTCCACCGAACGTGAAGACGGTTCCTGCACCATCATGGGGCGTTGCGGACATGCTTCAAATCTCCTGCCAGAGGATTGCGTAGGTTTGTGATACCGAATAAACCGGCGGAAGCTCACCGCCCGCCAACTGCACGAAACCGTCAGCCTCGTTCTGAAGACTGACGTGCTTCACTTCCACATTGTTCAAGGTCGCCCCGTACCCATCCAGAACCTTTCGGCATTTGTCTGCCAAGTCCCGCACGGCCTCATACGTTTCGGCGTAGAGGTCGAGCGCCATGTTCACGGTGGGCATGCCCATCGGGCCTGAGAGCGTCTGCTGACGCAGCACGCCCGAGCGGCGATAGGTGGCAAACGGCAGGGCCGCCGACGCCGGGGCCAGCACCGGGAAGACGCGGCTGCCAAGCAAGGCCGCCACGGCGGTATCGGCCACCAGGGCAGAGCGGGCAACAGCCTCGGGGGATTTCAGCGACATGCCCCTAGCGTGACAGCCGATCCGCCCTGCTTGCAGTTAGGTGCTGTTGCTCACCGTGCCATTCGTGCGAAACACCAGCGTCGAGAGCGCCTGCTCCAGCGATATGCGGAGTTCCTGCTGGAGGATGAAGGCGACGTGCCCCTGCGATTGCCGCCAGGCTGTCGCCACTGGCGGCTGGCTGTCGATGCCGCCCTTCGGCGTAGGGTCGATGATGAGCGTCTCGCCCTTCTTCGCCTTCTTGAAGAACGCCTTTGGGTATTGCGGATCGGTGGTGAATCCGCCCTTCTGGTCTGGCTTGATCTGAAACTTGCCATACCTCGCCTGGCTCGACGCGATCACCGAGTTCTGCCCACTGACCTGATGCACCTTGCCGAGCTTGCTGCGGCGGGTGTATGGCTTGTTGGCCACCTTGGTGACTTCGCGCCGCTTGGTGCCGTTCTCAATCCACCACTGGTGAAAGGCTCGGTCGGGGCCGATCTTCACGCCGCCCTCGGTCATCTCGAGGGCCTTGCCCTGACCGGATTGGTTGAACCCGATGAGGCCGACCGCGTTGCCGGATTTCTTGTAAATCTTGACCTTCTGGTTCACGGCCCGCTTCAGGTTGCCGGTGGGGCCGACCGGCGTGACCTCCCGCAGCCGCATGTACGCAGGATTTATGGCCTTCTCCAGCACCTCGCCGAGGATCGGGGCGAGTTCCTTGGGGCCGAAAAGATCACGCAGCGACTTGCGGAGGTTCTCCAGTTGGGCGTCGTCGAAGTCGATCTTGATGCCCGCGACGGCCATTAGCCCGCGTTCTCCTGGCAAATCGCCTCGTGCTCGGTGCGGTTGCCGTGCTCGAGCAGGCTCACGATCTCCAGCGTGCGGCCCCGCCATGCGAACCGCATCTGTTGCGTGAGGCCCGGCAGATACCGCAGTCGCACCTTGTGGGTGATGCTCACCTCCTGCTGGCCAGCCGTCAGAGCCTCGCGAGCGGTCACGCCGTCCACGCTCGCCCAGACGCTCGTGGAGTTGCTCCACGCCAGCACCGTCTCGCCCAGGGCATTGGTCGTGCCGCTGGCAATCTGGACCGTAACGCGGTCGCGGAGCTTCCCGGCGTCGATCATCGGTACGAGCCCCACTTCTGCGAGTCGAGCAGGGACGACACGGCGAACTCCAGTTCTTTGGAGATCGAGCCCACGAGCACCGTGCTGCGGTTGTCGTACCAGAAGCCCACGAGCATCAAGATGGCGTGGCGGATCGCGGCGGGCACGTCGGTGCCGCTCGACCCGTAGCCAGCCCACCACGTCACGCTGATCGCGTTGTCGTCTTGGAGGTGCGGGGGCCACGTCTGGCCGTACAACGCTTTCACGGCCCCCGGCGTGCTGTGCCGGTCAACGCGGTAACTCGCCGACGAGTAGGTGGCCGTCTCGCCCGTCTGGAAGGTGAACGTCAAGGCGACGGCCGTGGCTGTGCCAGCGGTCGCCATTGGCGGGCGGGGGAGCTCGATGTCCATCGTGCCGTCTGGTGGGAATCGGTCGAACCTCATCACCCACTGCGTGTAGACGAGCGTGCGGTCGAGGTACTGCTCGCACCACTCGCGGGCTGCCGTGATGAGCGAGGCCACATAGGCGTCGTCTGCGTTGCCGTCGATGCGGCAATGGGCCTTCGCCTCGGAGAGCGTGACCGGTTCAACGGCCGGGGGCGTTTGGCGCGTCAGGCTTCGGTAATGCACGGCGTCCTCTGCGTTTTGGGGTGGCGTCTGCGGTTTCCGTGGCCGGTTCAATGGCCGCCGTCTCGATCAATTCCTGCTGACGGTCCTCCACCGCGAACCGCTTGGCGATCAGTTCCGCCGCCAAGCCGCCGGGGATCTCCACGACCTGGCCGGGGCGGTAGTTGCGGAACGATCGCAGCATCCTTAGTTTCTTCATTGGGGCACGCTCCATGCAGTTTCGGGCTTCTTTCCGTTGGTCGTGAACTCGGTGGTCCACTGAAACACGGGCTTGCCGAGGTTCTGCCCCGGCCACGTCACGACATACTCGCCGTGGCCCAAGACGACGCGCGGCGTGATGAAGACGCGGTTGCCGCTCTCCCGCCAGTTCCGCCAAAACCAGATGTCGTCATCGGTGCGGCCCTCGTTCCACGATCCATCGGGGCCGGGCTTCGACCAGAACCAAGGCTTCTTGCACCGCTTCAGGGCGGCCGTGCTGATGACCGTCAGGCCGAAGTGGGCCGTATCCACCTCCTGCACCGGCTCGGAGAACCACGACATCGGCAGGCTCGTGGTGCCGCTCTCGGGCGGGTTGTCGAGCGTGCCCTTCAAGGTCAACATCGGCCTGCCGTCCTCGCGTTTCGTTTGCAGGCCCGTCAGGGCGTCGCACTGAAACGTCATCGCCATCGCGAAGAGGTGCTCCACGTCTTCCTTTGTGAAGAACGTGTCGTAGTCGATGGTGAGCAGATATTCCGCCTTGTCGATGAACTGCTCGAAAATTCTGCTATTCACCTGGCTCCAGAACGCACCAGTTCCCATCGTGGGGCGAATCCCGAGCGGCATGAGAGCCTGAGCCCACGCGAAGTGATTGGCCGTAAACGACAGCCGTGGCATCGACAGCACGGCCTCAACGCGAACGTCGGCCTCAGTGCCCCCAACCTTGACGATCATGTGCTACCTCAAAAAGAGAGCGGGCCGCCCCGTAGTGGAGCGGCCCGCCCAGTTTGCACATCACGTCAAGCCGTCAGGCTCACGCACCGACCAGGCCGATGACCGGACCGGCGACGGTCGAGGAGCCAAGGCTGTGGTGGCTGATCGCCACGCGAGCCGACGCCTTGATCACCGTCTGCTCGCTCAGGAAGTTGACCTGATCCGAGCTGGCGATCTCGATGCCCTGGCGGATGCCGTACATCGAGCTGTTGGCAAGGTTGCCGTACAGCGCCATGATCGCACCGGTGGAGTCCGCACCGCTCGGCAGGCGGTCGGTGAGGA